AGCTGCCACATGTCGATCCGCGCCACAGCTTCGGAGGCACGGGCCCGGAGGTCAGGGCGCAGCATCTCAATGCGCTGCTTGGTCTTGCTCGCGTAGAACTCGTTCGCGGCAATTCGATGTTGCGGGCTGGTCGGCTTCCGAGTTGACCACACGTGTTCCTGCCACCACTTGAGGATACCTTCGGTGACAGCAGCTGGACCGCGCATACCCGGATTCTCAACGGCCTCGTAGGCGGTCACACCGGGAACGAAGTCATAGGCGATGAACTGTCGACCCTGCCACTCCGTCTTCGGCACCATGCCATTCAACGCGTGTGACCGTTCGTGCCGACGGCGGATGACATCTGGATCCTCGGCGAACTTGACGACACGGCCTGTGGTGGGCAGCACGTACGTCACCTGGCCGGTCTTCACCCAGTCGTAACCGGAGAACTCCTCAACCGCGTGGCGGTACGCCTCCTCGTCGCCGACGTCCGTCCATTGCACGACCTCGGCGTGCAGCTGTGAATGCTCGACCACGCGCAACAGACCGGGTGTGACTTGCAACTCACCGAGGCGGGTAATGCCATCTGTGATGCCAGACCAGAAGCAGCCGAGGTCGTCGCTCTTAATGTACCCGAGGCCGGTGTACGCGATCTGCACGTCGAGTTCGGTCGGAACCTTGTCCAGGAACCCAGCTCCCTGGTCCCCTTGCTGCATCCGTACGCGACACCACCGCGCCGGCGGCGTGCCGATTGGCACCTGCGCAACACCGACCCACGATGACGTCCAGTCAGCTTGCCGCAGAGGAATAAAGATCGTGTCACACGACGTGTACAGCATGTCATCGTCGCCGACTGCCTCGCGTGCTGCTAGCAGCGACGCACCTGGGCCGCCGCCCGGCTGGTCCCAGCCATTCGCGTAGACGAACGTCACGTCCAGGTTCGGGTGCGCCAGCCTCACGTAGTCTTCGACGAGTTCATGCTTGTATCCGGTGACGATGACGACTCGAGTTGTGCTGCGTCCCGCATCGATGATATGCGACAGTACGGCCTTGTCTTGCAGTGGTGCCAGACACTTGGGCAACATGTCGCCGACACGGCCCATGCGGGAACCACGTCCCGCGGCGAGGATCACGAATGCACTCATCGCTGGTAGTCATCCTCCAGACGGACGACATCGTCCGGATGGTTGGTCGATACCTCAAGGATCAGCAGCGGGCCGACAGCACGATGTACGTCGCCTGGCTCCATGATAAGTGGATGCGACGGCCGAGCACCGTCGTCATCTGAGCCCTCGAGCGTACCGGCGCCCTCGAGCAACCAGTGCGTCTCCCACTTTACTTCGTGATATTGCCGCGACGTGCGATGGCCATCATTGACGCGGATCACGTTGACGAGGTACTCGTCCTCGACGTTCAGCACGTATTCGACGCCCCACGGCTTCTCAATGCGCTGGACGGCATCAGCCTCGAATGATAGCATCTTGGATCCTACTCCGGACGAAACCGTCCTGCTCGTCGGACAGCTGAAGGTCCAGCTCGTTCATGACGTATCGCAGTGCGCAACGGGCACGCTCGTCCCAGGTGCCCTCGTATGACTCGAACCACCGCCGCCACGCACCGGACTGATATGCCTTGTGGAGGATCGACCGCGCCTCGTTGAATGACAGCACAGTCAGCAGTGCGTCAATCTCGACCTTTGCGAATTCAGGTGCGATGTTGTACGCGCCAACTGAGTACTCGTAGTCGCGGCGCTTACCGATCCAATCCATATTGTGGACCTTCGTGCTGAAGCTGTACCGCTCACTGATGGTGAGGCACTCCTCGGGCGTCAGTGGCCGACCACACTGCCGGTCTGCCCAGACGAACGAACCGAAGCCGATGACGAAGTAGCTGGGCGTAATCTTCGACGCCTCGAGCAGGCGCTCGTTCCATGAGTGTGATTCGTGCTCACCGCCGATCTCGAGCGCAGCACGTCCGTCGAAGCGTTCGACGAGTTGCCGCAGCCGTTCACATTGGATCTCTGCCGGCAACTTACACACGTCGAGGTGGAGGCCGTCGAACACGGCAGCGACATCAGCCTCGAGCGAATCGAAGCCGTCATCCATTGGGCTGTTCCCTTGCTTCGGCCCACCGTGGTCGCGGACGACGAGCGTCTTGCCGCTGCTGTACTCTTTGACCAGCTCGACGAGTTCACGCTGGTCCAGTCCAGTGTACCCGCCGCCGATGTCGACCTGTCGTCGGGAGGCAATGATCTGATGGACTTGCAGCTTCGCTGCCTCCTCCACCACGCGCCGAGACACGGCGCCTACACACAGCTTCATTCGATAATCTCCTTCACTAGTTCATTCAGGCGCTGACCTGTGTAGTGGACGAACCGCCAACCGTCCGGTACATCGACGAGCTTTGTCTGGTCGTCCACGTACACGCCTTCACCCCAGTTCCTTAGGATCTCCATCTTAACAGGCGTTCGCGTCCCATCCAGAGACAGTGAGGAGAACGGCCAGAGATCATCCAGACGCCACTGCAGTCGACTCAACGTACCGATGGGTGCACCGCTGAGGCAGCGCACGTCGTGCTGCAGTCGTCGTAGTCGCACTGCTGTATGCCAGCCGGAAAGCAACGGTACGGTGTGGACGGACCGCAGATAGAACACGTCCTTGCGTCGCTTCACGTCGGGTGAGCACCAGTCCACGCCCTCATAACTGAGAATGTCATCTGGCGGATCAGCACCAGCGCGACGATATGATGACATCACGAGATCGTGCGAGTCGATCACAACGCCGTCGAGGTCGAACACGACCAGCACGTCGTCTCCTTAGGATAAGGCCGGCGCCCAAGCCCCCTCAGACGCCGGCCTTCTTCGCCAACTAGAAGGGCTTAGTCGGCGGCACCGGCAGTGCTGCTGAGACGGGCGCAGACACGCCGCCATTCGGCGGACCTACAACCGTACCCGGGGCGATTGGTCCTCCGCCTACGGCCGGGCTGATGGCCTTGACCTCGTTGCGATCCTGGCCTTGCCACTGCCGCGTTGCCAGCTCGACGACGGCGATGCGGTTCATCAACGAGTCGGCGACCTTATCTGTGGACGGGTTGGTGCCGAAGAAGTCACTACCTAGGCCGAAGGCGGACATCTGCTGGAAGAAGATGCGCAGCGCGATGGGGCTTTCGGCTGAGATGACGAATTGCGTCCAGATCGGCTTGTCCTTCTGCGGACCGTCGGTGACGCGGAACTTCGCCTTGATCATCGGCTTGCCAGTGGACGATTGGACGGCGGTCGACTCTACGACCTTGACGTTGTACGAACCGTCCGGAAGGACGCCTGCAGACTGCGCCTCCTTCTGGAGGGCATTCCAGTCGAGTTCGGTCATTTGACACTCTCCTGCTCTGGGTAGATGACTGCCATCATATCACTGATGGATGGGTCAACGATGTTGTCCGGAAGTAGGCCCGCGACACGCTCTCCGGACTCGAAGCTGTCGTGTTGGCCGATGAACAAGTTCACCACCTTCTTGGTCAGGTTGCCGTCTTCGTCGCCGGCACGAGTCTGGTACGCATAGGCGCAGATGTCAACCCAGTATGGGAGTGACGTGCTGATCTGCCCTTGCATGAATGGACGCCACTTGCCACTCTGCTCGCGGGTCTCCGCGACGAACATTACACAACGGACTGGACCAGGTGCGATGGTGAGGTCACGCATCGACCGGATGAGGTTGTCCATCTGGACGAGCAATTGACCCCAGCCATCGTAGCCTTTGATCATACCGTCACTGCTGATGTTCTGCTTGAGTCGACGCTGCAGCTCCGTGATGCTGTCCAGGGCGACTGACACGAAGTCGTGCTCGGTCTGTGTGAGCCAAGCGTACACGCGTCGAACGACGTCCCAGCTATTCACGGAGACGACGCAGACGTCCCAGGACCCGTCGTACCGCGGGGGTTCGTTCAGCGGATCCCAGTGTACCTTGCGGAGTGGCTTGCCTTCGAAGCCGACGCGGCGGATGAACTTCCACGAGCCTTCGGCGTCGAGTACCAGCAGCGGCAGTGGCGCGGTCGACGTCAGCGTGGACTTACCCACCTTGCTAGCGCCGTGTATGAGGATAGAAAGGACGTTGTCCTTCATATGCGACCTGCCTGATAATCTTCATCTGTGATGTCTGCATGAAGCACCCAACGCATAAACGTGCTTCCCTTATGAGCTCCGATGATGAGAGTCATGCTGTGTCCTGATTCACACCAAGTTGAGATCTCAATCCATTCACCGCGTGTGCCGATCGGCGCAGAATAATCCTCGTCGTCCCAGTGGGTGATGGGCTGTGATATGTGAAGGGTGTAAGGCTCTTCACATTGTGGGCACGCAAGTTCATCTTGATCGTCAAGCTTAACACTCACGTTGCTTTTAATGATCTCTTTCACTCAATCACTCCTTCATTGATCGTCTCGAGATAGTACTCGAGTGGGTTCCGCTGGGTGAAGTACTCCGTCAGCATGTTCTCTGCGCGACTGCCGTCATCGAACATCGGGCACACCGCGAAGAATGGGCAGTCCCACGTGCACTCCCGAGCTGGTCGCGGGTACGCGACCACGTGATGGTCTGCGCCGCTCTCAAGCTTGGCCGCTACGTCAAGCATGTCGTTGATCTCACCGGTGATGCGGGCGATGTACGTGGTGATCTCATGTTCGTTGTGCCGTACCTCGACCCGGGCGTAGAACGGTGGCGTGGCCTTGGCGGATCGCTTGACCCGCCGCAGCATGTTATACAGTGCGCCGGCGGTTGGCTCTTGCTCGCCCGCCTGAAGCTGCTCAAGCAGGTGATAGTGCTTCATCTGTTCGTCCAGTGGGAGCATCATCACCGGCTGGGTCAGGTTGCCAACCGACTTGTGATCGAGGAACAGCCGAGCACCATCAGTGCGCCGGCGGATCCGTACGTCAATCTTGCCGATGATGGCCACGTCGTCCATGCCAGGAACAGCCGCTTCGAGGTACGTCTCTGATGACACGATCTCGATGTCAGCGTCGGCACCTGTCTCAGCCAACCATTGCAGGTACCCCTCGAGCATGATCCGCTCGAGATCAGCTTCCTTACTGAATTCCACGAGGATTTCGTCATTGGTGTT